ATGGCAGTAACAATTCACATATACTTAGATAAGCGTAGTTCTAAGAGAGGTGATGAAGCCCATCTTAAAATTGGTATTAACAAACAGGGCTCTTCTGCGTACATCAATCTTGGTGTGAAGATATTACCAACTCAATGGGACACTAGTAAGGAACGTATCAAGAATAGACCAGACAAAGCAAACCTGCAGAGCTATATTGATACCCAAAAAAGTACAGTATCAAATATCGTTCTCGAATTATTGAAGAAAGGTGAGTTAACCAAATTGACAGCTACACAAATTAAAAACAAGGTTGTAGAAATCATGGAGCCAACCGCAGTAACCGCAAATGGCTTTTACAGCCGTTTCCTGTCTTATGCAGAATCGCGCACAGCTAAGAGGACGAAGGAGATTTATCTTGTAACTGCAAAACGTATGGCTGAGTATGATGCTAAGATTAAGACGAAAACCTTCGAGGATATTACTAAGGATTGGCTTAGTGGTTTCGATGCGTTTCTTCTTCAATCTTCTCCGTCTGTAAATGGAAGGAGTATTCATTTTCGCAATATCAGAGCTGTATTCCGTGATGCCATGGCGAATGAGATAACGATGTCTTATCCTTTTCGTGTATTCAAGATTAAGTCTGAGCCTACAATTAAGCGTTCTCTGACTATTGACGAATTGCACCGATTATTTTCTTTCCATGGGAGCGAGAAGCAAACCATGGCTGTCGATATGTTCAAACTATCTTTGTTTCTTATAGGCATTAATGTAGCTGACCTTTGCAACCTCACTGAGATAGGGCAAGATGGCTATATACACTATAAACGACAAAAGACACAGAAGCTATATAGCATCAAGGTTGAGCCCGAAGCATTAGCCATCATAGACAAATATAGAGGGAGAAAGTATCTACTCTGTATTCTCGATCAATACGCAAGCGTCCATACGTTTACTGCATCATGGGGAAAAATATTGCAAAGCATTGAAGGTTTTGAAAATCTAACATCTTACTGGGCTCGTCATACTTGGGCAACAATAGCTAGCGAACTCGATATACCCGTTGATGTGATAAGCCATGCCCTAGGACATTCTTTCTCTACAGGTGCAAAAGTGACACAGGTTTACATCAATTTCAATCAGCAAAAAATTGATGATGCAAATAGGAAGGTTATAGACTATATTTTTCAGTAAAATGATATTACAAAATAATCTAGAAATGATATAAATAGTTGATTTCTAGCTTATTGCGCTGTTTTTTGTGGTTGATGTAGATATATAAATAAGAAAATGTGTGGTCTTAGATAGGCTTAAAATAAAGATTTAACTTTTGGTTAACTTAACTAAACTTCAATGGTGTTAACTATAACTAAAACGGCAACTAATTGGCTGTCAGTTGTTTATAGAACACTATTGAAGTTTAGTAAATTTGTTTTACATGGTTTTAAACCTTGTTTCTCTCTATAATTGACTTATGCGTTTTTGATAATTCTGAGACTCCATACATATCAACAATTGCCTTTTCCTTTAAACAAAGGCTGATTTTTTCAACGAGGTTGATAACAGCTTCATCAACCTCACACATAGCGTTATACACCTCGGGTGTACTTTCTTCTTCAGCATTCTTGCTGCATTCGTTCCAAGTTTGGTTTAGCTGCCTTGCAGCATCCACCATTAATTTAATGTCCGTCATATTTCTAAATTTTAAATGAATATCCTACTAACTGCCTGGCAGAGCCATCCCATCATATAGCAAGGCTCTTCGTCTTTCAAGTCAATACCTAGTGATTCGCAGATATGAGTGACAACATGAAACATTTCGTGTGTGGCAGTATTCACGAACTCATATTCTGATGTGGTCCTGCTAATAGCAACCACGCTCTTCCTACCTGCAAGATTGGAGTAGGTAAGACCTGTGTTCGGTATTCCTCGTAAGCAATGCTCCCTTGCGCTTTCGACTGCCTTTTCTGTGCAGCCTATCTGCACAAGGGAGTTGCATACCTCATCGGTATCTGATGATTCCAAACCGTAAAACACAAGAACTTTCCAATCGTACTTTTCTAGATATATCTCTTGACTTATCATAAAATATCATCCCATGGAATGCCGATGCCATTATGGTTGCAATCGGCATAAAATCTATTAAAGATGAAGCCATCCTTCTGATCGGTATCATCAACCATATCTTTCACGAACAAAGCCATGTGAGCTTCGTCCTCGATGGAAGACTTATAGAAATCAGCCTTAACCATGTTTACCACATAGACATGATCATAGCCTACATTATTTTCAAGTGTCACTCCCTGCTTGGTAAGGATGGATTCAACCTTATCCTTATCCATATAGTCAACCTCCTCATCCTTTTTGGTGACTGGGTTGTATTTTCTCATCTGACTGACTGCCCATTCGCAAGCCTTCTTGTTGAAGTGCCAGCCATTATATCTCAGATATGCTATCATTCCTTCTGGCTTCATATCGTAAGCATCCAAAGGCATTCTACATTTTCCCATAGCTCTTTCTTTTAAGGGTGGCAGGGAAAAATCCCCACCACCGAATTAAACATTAGTAACGTCCACCGCCACGGCGACCATAGTAGCGTCGCTCTCCATAGCGGTCTTCGTCACGCCAATCTTCATCGTCCCACTTGTCACGATAGTCTGGCATTGGCATACGATTACCCATACGCTCACGCTTCAGACTATCCAAGCACTTCATAACCTTGCCACCTGCTCGAACCATTTCCTCGCAGTTGTCAACAAGCTCATCGAACTTGTTTTCCGTAATTTCTACCATATATCCCATAGCAATTACTTTTTAAAATTGTTACCGCTCAAAGCCTTAGACAGCATGGATTCAATATTGGATAGCGTTCCCTTCATGCCGCTGACCTCTGATTTGAGGTTATTGATGTCTTTTTCCTGCTGCTTTTCCTTAGCAATCTGTGGGTTGATTCTAGTGAGCATTTCCTCGCAGGAGCTTATAACTCCATTGTGGTAATCTACACTTTCCACGACTCCCTTTGAATGTCGCAACATAGCATCAATCTCTGCGCACATAGCTTCTCTGCTGTCACTGACAACAACACCTTCATTGCCGAAGTTCACTATCTGTGCCGTAGATGGCAGCTTTTCGAAATTGACCTGCTGGTCTTCTACTTGTACCTTAACATCAACGGTCGTCTCCAATGTCGGAGTCTGTCCTGGCACGTAGCTAGGATATTTCTGCTGAGGATTGCTGACCGATATTACTTGACCGATTCTTAGAGTCGGCTTTTCTCCTCCCTTGTCTAAGATGTAGAAGAGAGAAGACTGTCTTAGTCCTTGAAACATTTTCTTTCTCTTTTAAAGGGGCAGACTTTTCAGTCTGTCCCATAGTTAATACTCTGTTAGCCGCCTGTAGGCTGCTGAAACCCAAGCAGTCGGATAATACCGCTCTTCTTATTGATGTATGCCAAAGCCTCCGTAGTTTCAGAAACGCTAGCTCCCGTCACTGCATTTCCCGCATGATCAACAACTGGCACCTTTGTTGTACCGGAAGCTGTTCCGCTAGTGTTGGCAGTTCCGTTAACAGTGGTAGAGCCACTATTTGGAGTTACGATTGTGACAGGAAGTGCTGCACTTGCTGCGGCAACTCCTTGATGTATCTTCAAGAGTACAATGCACTCGCAAGGCAAAGCATTGTAGTAGCAAGGATTGATACCATAATCAACACTAGCATCTGTGACCTGTTGAGCATTTGTCTTCAGTTCATAGATACCTCCTACATCAATACGTTTGATTTGGTTTCTCTGACCGATTGGAATAAATGGATTGAATGGATATAAAGGGAACATAGTTACCTCCTTTCCTAACAACCGCATCCTACAGTTGAACGAGAAGCCGCTACATCACCTGCATAAGCTCCCATGGCGGCAGCAGTATAAACGTCCTTGTTGAATACTCCGTACTGAGGGTACTGAACACTGATGGTATTAGGCAACTTGCACTTGATACCAGCCACCTCCGCCTGCAGTGCAGCCAAAGCTGCATTTACTGGTGTGATGACCTGTGCCTGATAAGCCTGCAAAGCCTGTGTCTGATGCTCGTTGGAAATCTGAGCAAGCAGGGCACTGTTCTTCTCTCTCAAAGCATCGAGCTTATCCTGCATTGCCTGTGTCTGCATCTGATCCAACTTAGCCAAGACAGACTGATTGTTAGCATCTGCCTTGTCACGGAGCATCAAAGCGTTGGCATTTGCCGTATCATTGATGGCGTGTGTCTGCTGACAGATAGACAACTTGATGTTGCCGTCCATTGCAGTTATGGCATTGTTGGTCTTGCAGCAGCATTCTGCCAACTGAGTAGCGATGGCATTGTTACCCTGCATGATAGCAGTCAAAATCTGATTAGCATTCATGCCCATCTGATTGCCGAGGTTGCAAATCTGATGACCTAAGCCATTGATTGCAGCCATGACTGCGTCACTTGATGTGTTGAGGGCTGTAGCCAAGCTCTGAACGTCGAAACCATTGCGCTGAACAGCCTGCATGATAACGGCTGTATTGGCATCATTGTTAAGCATTGGCACAACACCGCCCTGTCCGTTAGAACCCATGCAGCGATTACCTCCGAAGAACCCCATACCATTATTGCCCATAAGGATGAACAAGAGGAGGATTGCAAAGATGTCTTCACCCCAACCATTTCCGTTTCCACGGTTGTTCAAGAGTGCAATAAGACCTGGGTCAACACCCTGTCTCTGCATGAGTGCAGGAAGCATAGCCAAGATTCCATTAGAGCCTGTGCCGCTTGTGCCGCTCTCTGGATTGAACACGTAAGTTTTACTTTCCATATCCCGAATTTTTAATTTAACCTTAATATTTAACTAACACTATTTGTAACGTTACGTGTGCAAAGTTAGAAAATTGTTTTGAAATAAGCTATAAGGCTATCATAGTTTTCGTTAGTGGCTATAAATCAGTTGTTTATGGTGATAGTAGGTAGACTCATTTTTTATCCTCTTAGAACGGAAGAATTTACTTTGCAAACAAAAAAAGGGCGACCGCTCATCACGAGTAGTCGCCCTAGTTATCCAAAAATAAATCTTAAAACCTTAATTAAACAACTTTTCTAAGAACATTTCTTTTTCTTCCTTGATATATATAATAAGTACATAACTATGAGTATAAAGCAGAACCAAAACATCTGCCCCGTTTTTAAGAATATCTTCTGCATACTTGACAGAGATTTCTCTTTTATAGAAGGAGCGTTAATCTTATAGAACTGAGAAGTACCAATCTTTGATAATGAGTCACATCTTTCTCTGTAATATATAAAGCTATCTTTGTATGCTTTATATGTACTGATGGTATCGAGTAGCATTCTTCGTTCCTTTTCAAATAAATAGTGACTCTCGTAATGAAAACGATCTTCACCAATCTTATTCCCTTGCGCATCATATCGGGTTGCTGTGCTATCTTTTACATAGCTGCTATCTTTTATAGCCTTTTCTGTTTCTCGCTTTTGGATATGTTGCCATTGCTCGAAGGCATAAGACAATCGGGTAGTGAAGAGGGAATCGAATTTCTTTTCACTCTGCTTGTCTGTGATGAAGGTTTGTGTAGTTACTGCTCTAGGAGTACTGCACCCTAAGACAGAAACAAGCGCAAGACCTACCACTAGGGTAATGGTTGCCCATTTCCAAAATCTTATATCATACCATTTCATCATTTATTCAATTTTAGATTATCATACGTAATGTAGCTAAGTCTGCGAAGCCATCCTTTAAGAAAACCTTTCTGATCACCGACTGCTATTCTCTTTAGATAAGCTTTTCTATCTTTCTTGAAGGATTCGAATAGTCTTTCTCCATTGGATTTATTAATGGCATACAGCGTCTTATTACCGATAATACCATCTGCTGTGATACCTAATACAAGTTGCAGATGTTTTACAGCTCTGCTTACTCCGCTGTTGTAAGCGAAGTCTACCAGCATATTGGCTACGCTCTGATCTTGGATTTGGTCCGCTTTGCAGGCATTCCAAAAGTTCTGCTTAAAAACTCGATGAAAGTCTTCCTCAGTAAGGCGTTTTACATCTTCCTCGTTAAGAACACCATCACCATTCTTGTCATACCCGACTCTTCTCCAGGTAGCAAGGGTGATGCCGTATTTTGTTGCTTTTCCACGATCATATTTATTGTTAGTATACTTATCTGTTTCCCAACTTAATATGAATGGGACTAAAATTTCTGATTTTGCCATAATTATATAAATTTCCATAAATAACCACCTGCACTCCTAATTGTTGCAGTATGATTTCCACATGATACTACTTTATTTAAAGCCGCTGCCGAAATGTTAGAATGAGGAATACCTGTTATACGTTCCGCTTCATGAGTTGATTTGAATACAGCTATCAAAACCCCATCTTTGGAATATTGAGACACGGCTTTACATCTTTCATTGTCTCTATATTCTAACATTTTTTGTTTGTATTTGGCAAACGTAACAGGGTTACCTATATTTTCTTTAGCTGTAACCCATCTTAAATTTTCAACCCTATTATCGTATCTGTCGCCATTTATGTGGTCTACTTGCGGAAGATTATTTGGATTTGGGATAAATGCTTCTGCAACCAATCTATGAACAGAGTATCTTATTTTTATTTTATTTCTCAATCCAATTCTTGCGTACCTACCACTCATGTTTGGAATTAAAATTTTCTCAGTTTTAATGGTTCCATTTCTAGGTAGCGATTTAACACGACCGAGATTACTTATTTCGTAAAGTCCTTCGTAATCTTTTATTGGTTTCCATATTTCAGCCATGTTTACTTCTCCTCCTAGCTATAATCATTTCTTTGAATAATGCAGCCAAATACAATAATGCTTACTATAATAGCTGCCACCATAATAATCGCTAACATCATATCTTTTCCTCCTTTTCCGTGTAATTTAGATAGTCTGACAAATATGGAATCTTCTCGATAAATTTGAAGCGCATGAGATAATAGAGGAAACTCACTACATACCAAGGTGGTGTTCCCTTTCGGAAAATCTGTTTCAAGTTCTTAAGAATATTGCATCCGTAGAACCATAATACTAGGTACGAGATAAAGGAAACGCATTGGACCGAGCCTTCCATCTGTCCTTTGAATCGCCCGATTGCATATACTGCTGCGCAAAGAACGAAGAACACGGTAGCGTGACCGATGCACACAACTGCTTTCTTAAACTCGAAGTTCTCTCCTTTTGCAATCATGCCACTAAGATAACCGAAAATAAAGTTGAGGGTGAAGACGATCATAAGCGAAGACAACTCGCCTTCAATCGGTTTAAGATAGGCGAGGAGTGCAAGAACTACGCCTACAACAATATCTTTAATTCTATCTGCCATACTATAACTATTTGATGATTAAATAATAACGCTGCAAATATACAACAAAATATTTAATCATCAAATAGATTTCACGAAAAAGTGCAAAACTTTATTCTAACATATAAAAAAGAGAGGCAATCACTTACCTCTCTTACTCAACTTGTAAGGAATACTTACATGTTCAACTATTATTTTCTCTTACTCTTAATGAAGTGCAGTATATCCCACTTCTTCCAATATCGGGTGTGCCCACGTTTCTTGCATTCGCCATGGGGCAAATCGCCCCTAGCCACCATCCTGTTAAGGGTAGCATCAGAAACGTGAAGCTTCTCCTTGACTTCCTCGGTAGATAGCATCGGATTGAGCATATCGGGGATGATGTCGCACAATCTATCTAGGTCATCATCACTCATTCCGCAAGCGGTGATGACCTCACCATTTCGCTGCTGCTCGTCAGCCTTAAAGCAAGCATCACTCAGCGACTTAAAAGCCGTTCCGAGCATCTTATAATTCAATATCTTTCCCATTATGCACAGATTTTACGTCCTAACTTTGACCTGCTGATAAACAAATCAGTAAAAGAGTACAGATAGAATATTGCCGTTACTACCATGACTGTAAAACAAGAATCTACCATATCTTTGGTGGTATACCAACTCCATTCCACGATATGAGACGCATTCACACCAAAAAAATAGCGTTAGAACGGCTTCCTTACCAAATTCTAACGCTATTAGTGTTTATCCTATCACAACCTCAAGGCTCTCCATATCAGCGAACTTCAAGCTGCAATCTTTCGCTGCCTTGAAAAGCTCTTTCTCGTCAACTGCCTCGATGGCTACCTCTACCTCCTTGTCGGCAAGTTCCTTGAAATACTTCTCGGTCTTCTGCTTCTGATTAAAAAAGTACTGGTTGACCTCCGCAAACTTGGCTGAATCGTCCTTGTTATATTCGTAGCCCTCATCGGCGTGCTTCTGCTCTAGCTGCTGGCACTCCTGGAGCTTGCGCTGCATCTCCTCGAACTTATCGTCCTTCAAGCTCTCCTGCGCTTCCTCCACATCCTTGTCGTAAGTATCGGAAACTGAGCGCAATGCCTTCATATTCTTCCAAACTCGCAATGCGGCATCATCGCTCATTGATGATGTCTTCAATGCCTTCAATGTTCTGTAGGCTGCGACAGCCTCGATTGTCTTAATCTTCTTCATAATTGTTTCTTTATTTTTATGTTATACAATATTCTTCGTCAGATTGCCATAGCAGAATACCTTTCCTATTAACAGTGCAAAGTTAAGAAAATAATTCCGAATAGCAATGCAGGAGGAGCAAAATTTACGAATTTAAAATTAACTTCCCCACGTTGGATAATCACTTAGATTTCATTAGTATTTGCAATACTTACAAGAGCAGGATTTTTCTCTAGTTCTTTAATGAAATCATTAATAGCAGTACTAACAGCAGCAACATTACCATTCTCAATGTTGTTATAATTAACATTAAGATTATTACTTCCGTAATAACTAAAGCTAGCTAGTTGATTACCAGTACTATTATTTACACTACCACTATCTACACCTTCGATAGTGTCATTGTTACGAACTCGAACATTAGCATTGATACTAAGTTCATTTACAGTAGCTTCTACATTAGAAGTCATACTTACAATTTTAGTTACTTTAATTTCCATTGTGTTTAAATTTTAATTATAATATTAATATTATGATTTATATATTGGTAAAGTATGCATTCCACTAACTTCTCCAACAAATTTAAAATCAAATGCTTCATAATAAGTATCATGGTCTCTTCTATCAGAATCTAAAGTTAAAGCTATATTCCAATTATTAATTTTATATTGAGGATAGTCTTCTATCTTATTTACAATAGGTATCTGTGTTGTAGTAAAACCACCATATTCATTTTCTGCATCTTCTTTTGTAGCATAAGCAGTTAATATTACATTTTCTGTACTTACTTTTAAATAACGTTTTGGAGCATAAACATTTATATCAGTTGCTACAGGTATTGACAGATTATCTAATTCAGTTTGACCAAATGAACTTATATTAGCTCGTAAATTTACTAACGAAGTAGTACCAAAATCTAACGTAAAACTAAATTCTATATATTTATCTGCTGATACAATATATCCATTATTACCATCTATATAATAATGTCCTCCATAATACGTATTAACAGTAAAATTAGTAACTTTTACTTCTACTGTAGTATAATATGTAGGTTTTCCTTTAGTACTTATAGTAACTTTATTAAATAGATAGCCAGAAATATCTATAGTTTGTCCAGTAACATCATTATTTATAGGACAAGGTGTTACAGATGTATAAAAATAATTATCATCAACTCCACCAACAGGACATAATAGTCCTGCTATATAAATTTCATCATTAACTTCACTTTTAAAACCTAAACTATTACTACCATTGTTACTATTAATGGATTGATTTTTAAAATTAACAATAAACTCACTATCAGGTATTTCATCATTATAACTAACAGAAGCATTATTTATAGGAACAGTACCTGAAAGATATTTCATACGTTTTTTGGTTTTATTATATATACATACAGCAGGATACCATTCTTTATTAAAAGCAGATAATAAAGCTAGTATATCTTCAAAAGATATAGTATTCTTTGAATTTATAGGTTCATATCCAAAATAAAATCTTAAATAATAAGTTTGGTCTAAATATATAGTATCTCGTATACCAGTAGAAAAACGTATAGGGTCTTGATAACTATGATCTTCGGTATTATAACCAATAAAATCACTAAGTCTATAGGGAGATTGACTAGTTCCAAAAGGCATATTATAATTCCATGCACCTTTAATACTTAATTCTTCAAATGAACTTACTGTATTAATAGTGTATACTTGGTCACTTAAACTATTATTACCTAACCACCAACCTCTACTTGAAGAACTCCAACTTTGTTTATCTGAATTTAAAGTATCTGTAACAAAAGGTTTATTATAAAGATTGACAGGTTTATATTTAGAATATGGATTTAAATTCACACTCTTACAAAGAGTAGCAAGGTCATTGCTACTCTCTCCAAGAGCTTGTTTAACATCATCAATGCTAACAGGAGCACTAATAATTCCGGTTTCACTATTGTAAGACATAATCTTTATTTTTTTAATATTCAACTTTAGTTTCTAATTCTGTTACAACTTCTTTAGTAACAACTCGCTCTACTGTTACATTGAACACTTTCGCAAGCCATAATATAAATCGTTTCATACGCTTAATCTTTAGAACTTAAAACACTAGGCAAGGCAGCTCTATAAGAGCCACCCTGCGTTAATACTCACGATACTTACTCTGCTGCCTCGCTTGCCATATTAGCGGCGATAGCGGAATTGACCTCCTTAATCAATGCTGATACCTCACTGAGCTTGCTCTGCGGAACACCGCTGATGTTGTAGGTCAGTTCGCTGCCGTTGGAGCTAGCGTTGGCATTGCCGAGATAATTACCATTTGGGTCACCATAGATACTCATATTGATGCTCTCAATGTTGCCACCCGTCTTGTCAACATTGTAGGTGATTTCTACCCGATAGCCGCCCTTGGTGTAAGTGGCTGTTGTCTGTTCACTCTTCTTGTTAATCTTTAAATTCTCCATTTTCTTAACTAATTTAATAAATTAATATTCTTGTTATCTAATCTCTTCTTGTTGCAGTCTTCCTTATCTCCACTCAATCGCAGAACCTCTGATTCGAGGAAAACCACCCGAGCCTTCAACCTGCTGACCTCATCGCCCACCTGCTCGATAGCACCGAATGCCGTTGCAATCAGCTTCGGAGACCAGTAGTTAATCTTGTAGTAGCCCTTCTCGTCCGTCTCCACGATGTCCTTTAAGTGAGGGTTGCACAAGACGTGTTGGGCAATCCAACCGATAGACCTTGTGTTGTCCTTCTTCCAAGCAAAGCCGAACGTGCCACCCATCGCCTTGATGATACCCAAGTAGTCCAGCTTCCGCAAATCCTGCTTCAAGCGGATGTCAGAAGATTGATAAGCTGTAACTCCACCTTTAGCAAGAATGCTATTAGGGAAGTAAGTATTCATATAAGCATCATAATCATATATATGACCAGTAGTACTAATTGTATATCTGTTATCATTATAGTTATATTTAGTTAAAGCTAAAGCTCTAATTTTAGCAACAATACCATTACGTAAAGCAGTATGAGTATTGAGATGACTAAATACTAATCTTACATAACGATAACTATCATTACCAACATTTACATTATTAGGACCAACACAAATATCACATTTGTGTGACCATCCTTCCATTATTTTAGAAACATATTCTTTATAACCACCAGTACTACTTCCAAAATATACTTGGCATTTTATATCAACTCCATTATTTACATCAACACTTATCCAACTAAGTTCTTGATATATTTCATCAGGAATCTTAACAGTAACCCTAAGTTGATTTTTCTTTATTTGAGCAAGTTTATCAGCCTCAGTATCACCAAGTAAATTATTAGACCCTAAATAATAATTAAATTCTCTAGCATTATCGTTTATAAGATTAAATCTATTTTCTGGATTATCTAAATATGTATTCCAAGTAGCACCATTATCCATTGAATATTCTACTTGTATATTTTCTTGAGGAATACCATTAAACATATTAGTAACATTAGCTGCAATACTACCATCCCAATTATTTACATTAGTACCAAAAGCATTTACATCAGCCGTGGTAGGCATTATACCTTTAGCTGTTAATAAATTATTAATATGAGTAGAACCATTAATAGTAGCAGTATTAATAATAGTTATATCTTTAAAAAGAGCATAACCACCTTGCATTATTTTCCAATTATTACTATCTACTTGACTACACATGTCTTGAACTTTCACCCAATTAGTATTATTACCATTACCTAAATATAAATCACCACCACTACCTCCAATTCTAGCTGCGGCATCAGGAGTTATAGTTGTAATACCTGGAAATTTAAGTGTACCATTACTTCTTTTATTAGAATAATAATTAAATACAGTTCCATCGGCTATACCTAAATATATAGCATTAGCGACAGTATCATATTTGAGACCAGCCCAATCACTATACTCCCAGTTGGTTGCTCCAAAACGAATAGCAGCGCCAGTATTAAATACTACTTGGTCTTTTATAGCTGATATACGAGCATTAGCATTTACATTATTATTTAATATTATAGCTCCGTTTTCAGAATCACTATTATTTATATATATTGTTCCATTAACATTACCAGTACCATCAAAACTTTGACCCCAAATACTTCTTGCTGTTGCAAGCTTAGATGCAGAAGCTACATTGTCAGAAGTAAGAGCTACAGTAGCCCAATCTTTAGTATTATAGTTATTACTAGTACCATATGCACACCTAATAAACATTCTATTATTACCTGTAAATGCTAATTGATGATTAGAAGCACCATCAATACTACCTATAACTAATAATGTACCCCATCCATTAAAAGGTCTTTTACCACTAATTGTAACTTCTGATTCAGGTTGAATATCTCTAGTACCAAATGTTGTTTCTTTGTCTATATTGTACGCCCCTAATCGACCTCTTTTAACAAACAAATGACTTGCATGATAACCATCAACAGTATCTGCATTTCCAGCGCTACTAGCATAATTAACACTAATGTTCGAAATACTTTTAGTAGTTCCACCAACTGTTATACTAATTCCTTTATTAGAATTAGATAGAGCAGTAAGAAGTCCGTTAGCATGAATACCATCTACTGTATCAGAATTACCTGCGCTGCTAGCATATCCATTATGCAAAGCATTATATAAACTATTTGCGCCTTTTTGACTAAGACTTGTACCAGTAGAAGTTCCACTATAACTATCAGTAATTCCTCTCCAAGTATTTTGCCAAGTAGTAGAAACACCATTGATAGTAATAGTTTGACCGCTTACAGAACCAGTAACAAAGTTTTTATCGTTAGTAAGTTGACTTACTTTTGTAGGTATTTCACTCTTCTTAGCGTAATCTGCAAGACTTTGATGACTAGTAAGATAATTACCTTTTGGTTGATATGTACTACTAGCTTCTGACTTAGTAAGATAAGCAGCAAGACTCTGATGTGAGGTGAGATATGTAGCACCCTTCGTGAAGGTGATGGTCTTGCCACTCTTTGTAACGGCAGTAACGGCGTTTCCGCTTCCGCTAACTGCTATCGCATTCACGTAACCATCGAGAGACTGATGGCTAGTCAGGAACGTGCTGCCTTTTACTACGCTGATAGTAGTACCATTCTTGGTGACAGACGTAACCGCATTACCGCTACCGCTGACAGAAATAGCAGTAGCACTACCACCTTCCAAGCTGGAGATACGAGAATCAAGAGCCTTGATGGAGTAGGCAGAGGCAATCTCACTCAGCGATTCTGATGTAAGCTTCAAGGCACTTGAATAACTCTTCACACTGCCGTTCAAGCCGCCACCACCGCCCGTGGTAGATGCTCCTGCTCCGTATGCCGTGATACCGCCTGTAGCATAGAGATTACCATCAATCTTGATAGCCTTGTTTGTGGAATCATACGTGAGCTTAATGCCATGGAAGGAGATTGCGCCCTCGAAGGTAGCATCGCCCGATACACCAAGTTTAGAGAATGGTGCGTTTGGCTTCAGTGATACAAGGTCGGCAACGCTCGTTCCTGCACTTCCTTCCTTCCAAGTCGGCTCGAAGAAGATGAGGTATGCGCCAAGATTCTTTTCGCTGATGATAAACGATGTAGGGTCTGCGTGAACCTTTCCGCTCACATCCCACCAGATAGCACCATTGGCAAGATAGCCAGAGCCATCGAAGCGGATGAGGGAGGTTGCAGGGGTAAGATTTCCGCTATTATAGTCCTTATCCACCATCTGACCGCCCCACCATGTTGCGATACTCTTCTTTCCTCTATTCGGGTCTATTGCTCCGTTGATACCGCTCTGAACGTTTCCGTCTCCGTCTCTCAGCGCAAGGAGCGTTGTCATTACAAGACCACCGTCAATATCTGTAGTCTGACCGAGCGCATCCTTGAGATACTTGTAACCTGCGAGGTCTGTGATATTCTGCTTCAAGTCACCATATATCTTGCTAGTAATATAGGCGTTTGCCAAGCCAAGTTTGTCATAGAATGCGCTGTAAGCGGACTGAAAGTTGGTGAACTTCGTTCCCACGGCTGAGACGATAGCAGCCTTGCCGTTGGTATCAGTCTCATTGTATCTTTTAGATATATCTGAAAGATCCTTGATGAGTTCTTTCTTGGCATCAGAGAGGTCAGTGAAAGCGGAAGTGAGGTCAGTGAGTTCCTTGGTGTCCTTCAGTACCTCTGCGTTCTCCACCTCATTATATGACTTCTGCGCAGCCGCAAAATCATCTTCAAGTCGCTTCGAGTCCTGCGCCATAGCCGCAATCTCGGAAGGCTCCAGGTAGCCATCGGTAACATAATTATCGAATTCCTTCTTATTATCAGTGACCGTATTTCCGAGGTTTTTAATGTCCGTCTGTGCGGTCTGTGCCGCCTTCTGAGCATCTTCTGCTGCCTTTTTGGCTGCGTTGGCAACTGTATCATCAGTGTATTTAGATGCTTTAATCCAATCACCGATGGCGAACTGAGAACCAGCCGCTTTGTTGGTCTGACAGCGCAATACCTCATTCTTGTAGGTACTGCCGTCAGAAGGATAAGTGGCATTAACCCATATATCGCCAACCTGATAAGGTGTCGTAGGCTGAACGCTGAACACCTTCATCTTCCCGTTTGCGGTCTCCTGTGCCATTCTTGCATCGGAAAGGGCTTTGGCGATGTCGGTATCTGTAATGATAGTCCACTTATAGGTGTTGCTATCCTTGGCAAAGCGGTATGCCTTGCCCGTCTTGTTGTCGTAGTAAAGGTCGCCAAGATGGATTTCTTTATCCTTATCGGTCTTCCAACTGATGGCTGGGGCATTCTCCAAGGTAGGAACACCATCATAGAACCACGTTTCGATAGCACCATCCACCTGATTCTGCAATTCGGCAATCTTATTGAAATACTGAGACAATTCCTTGCCATCCACAGTGGATTTAGCGGAAATCTTAGCCTTAACAGACATTTGCTTAGTGCTGCTATCATATCTGATATAAGAGCTGCCCTCATAGCCATTCTCCTTTGTAGGTCTATCACCTACATACATATCACCATAGACGTTGAAGAATGCCTTGTTATTCTGCTTATTCACACCATATTCCACGTACTCCCTATTGGCAAAGGAATAGCTGTTGATGCCGTGATAGAGGCTGATGGATGGCGAATAGGTATCTACCGCCGAGAAGATAAGGCAGTTCTGACGTTCTACATCGGTTCTGTTACCGAACTGGTTGAGCACATCACCTTTAGCAGGTACGTCGCTTGCCGTAGCGCAATCGGTATCGGAGAGGTCGATATAATGATACTTCTTTCCTTCCAGTTCTACAGGGTCTTCATCACGACCGATTACCAATCGCCAATAGAAGTGATTGCCAACCTTATGATAAGTGCCCTTGCGAACATTGAATGATTCCGAGCGCACTTGGTCGCCAACAGCGAAATCATTATCCACGGCATCGCCTTCCTGCTCTGCTAAGAAATAGCAACGATAAGCCTTCTGTGACACATTATTATATGTCACAGTAACCTCTTCTACCTTATGAGCCACCACGCCGCCAGCAGGAGAGATTATCTCCTTACCACCGATGGTGGATGTTTTATTGATGACCAGCTCCTCGAAGATAGCCTTCATTCTTACCTCCAAGTAATCTGTGATGAGGTGCGAACGACCTTCTGCATCTGGAGTCCACGAGCCTCCGTTCTCATTGTTGGAGTTACCGACATGCAACCCACTAAAGAACTTCTGCACCTTTTCCCAAGTGATTGTGCCCTTTGCTGTGTTATCCTGCAGCCTAGATACAAACTCCATCCTAGAACGTCTAGCAGAATAAACGTTACTATCGGATGCAGGAGTGGTATCGTTCATGCCAATTACATAGACACCTCCACCATTACCGCTTCCTGTGCCGCCTATCTGCATTCCATTCACCTTGATGGAATCAACCTTGTCTTCCAACTTACCCAACCGGCTAGTAGCTGCCTTTTCGCCAACCGTGTACTGAGGGTGGTCGTAAGGGATATCCAAAGGTATCTCCATGCCAATGATACGAGAGTTTCGGTAGTGCTTGCCATCCGCATCCACCTGCGCAAACATATCATTAATCAGCTTTACCTGTTCACCGAGAGGATGGTAATCGTATGTTCCATCATTGTAGAACTTGTCGCCATCCATCGTGCATGTGAAGTTTGAATTGCTGATCATGGTCTTCTGATAGTACTGCTTCGCTCTATCGAACAGAGATAACTGAGCAGTAGGGATGAGGTCCGTATCTGTAATCTTGGTTGCGTCCCAATTGAACAGGAAGAACCTATCACCTTCCTTCGGACACATGACACTATCGGGGAGTGTTCTTCCGTAGGTGTCGTTAGCCACTATCTCAAAGAAGTTCTCCTTGTCGATAATCTTGAAACTTACATCGAACTCCATGCCCATGAGAGCACCACTAGTGAACTTGATACCTAGAGTGAGGTTGCTCTTTATCCAGCTAGCTTCAAAGCTTTCAGCGAAGGAGTCCGTTGAACCAATCTGCCAAAACGTCTGTGTAGTCTTAGTTCCATCATCGTTATCAACAGTGCTATCGTAGGTTTTGATTCTGCTGACCCTGCATTCAACCTTCGGGTATTCGTCCTCGAACATCACGACACCTTCGATAGCCTGCTTGTCGTTCTTCACGACATTCACGTTCTCCAGGTAGCCATCCTTTGCGTAGAAACCATCACTATCCACTTCCTTGTTAGGGAGCATGAGGTAATCGGTAGCTACGCCATCGGTAGTGACGTCCGCATCGGCACCAGTGAAATATCCTTTCGGAATATTTCTGTCTGAGCCGAATGCGTACAGTCTCGTAATATAAGTTGACTTAGATTCCGAATAGGACATAGACAGAACATTAACATCCTGTTCGAATGTTGTCTGCCCTTCCATTTCGCAATATCCAAGGTATATAATAGAGCCATCTATCCACCACTCGCAGTTGAGTGCGTCTTCAGAACAGATGGCGTTGAGAGCATCGAGAATGCTGATAGAGCCGTACTCGATCAAGAATCTCTTCTGAACATCGAAAGCCTTGTTGTTGTACGTAGTGTAGTCAACAGAGAAATCCTCGCCATTATACGTAAGACCTAGTGCCTTTAGGTTGCCGAGTATAACGTTCATGTGTATACCTACAGTTGTGGTGAGGTTGAAGGAGGTCTCGTTGGCTCCGTGCTGAGGGCGATACTTGCAAATCTTATTCTTCCAAGACATATAGTAGGCATCCATCTGCATTTCGTAGTCGTAGCCATCACTATCATTGTGCTTAGGGAAGTATGATGATGTAAGCTCAAAGTAGCCGAAGTCGGGAATCTCTACGGAGTCCCCAATCTCGAAATAGACAGGAGTAGCCGTAGTGAACTTCAAGATGATGTAGTGGTGGTCCATAAGCTGATATGACAGCTTAGAACCCTCACCGAAGTCCTCTAATGTGAAGAATACATTGTTATTTCTCTTAATCTGAATCATTAGCTTGTATATTTACTTGTTTCACCTCTGTCACTAGGGTCTGGCTCGTTGAGCTTTAGGCTGAACTTTGCCATTTCCCGAATGCACTGACTAAACTGAGTGCAGGAGAGATAGATGCACCGATACCACACATTAGGCTGGAATCGGGTGCGGATAACCAACTCTCCCTTGGCAAGAACCTCCTCGCAGAACCTAGCATAGTTCATCAAGAACGTATCTGAGTCCTTGGCGGTCATATTGAACGGCAGCGTTATCTCCCTCTCATCCAATCTAGGATTGTGCTTGATAACCGACTTTCCGTCCTTTGAGCGATACTTGTTGCTGATGAACTCCTTGTTTGGTGCAGGGGTCATGAGCGCACTGAGGGCGGTTTCGTCTAGAAAGATGCCCCACGTAAGGTAGGCATCCTTGCCATTTATGTAAAGTTGTCCTTTAAGCATAACTATTTAATCATTAAATAACCTCATAGGCTTCGCTGTGAGCCGCTTTTTCTATTGTTGAGTATAGTTGTAAGGGTTGACGATCGAAAAGCCTATAGAGGTCAAATATCCTTTAATCTTCTGTTCATGTCATCCAGCTTGGCTCCGAAGTCATTATAGGTAAGCTTTGAATACTTCACGATGTCTTCGAGATAGCTGTTTGTCATAATCATCATATTTCTAATCTCCAATACTGCGCCATTGGTTGAGATTCCGAGTGTAACGATGCTCTCCATCTGTGATATGGTGGTAGTCATGTTCTGAGCGATTGACTCTCCTGCAATCTGCAGGGCGGTGAAGCGACCATTCAGCTCGTCCGCGGTATCTTGCCCCATAGATGCCCATCCTCCGCTTGTTGCGGTCTGTGATGAGGATGATGAGCCAGTGTAGCCTGTCACCTTTGCCCACTCGTCACGTCTCTTCAAGCCTTCCTGGACTATATCATCGTAACGCTTGTTGAATGCTTCTATGTCTGTTTCTGTAAGCTTGCCATCGTTGTCCTTGATAGCCTTCGCCCAATCATCATAGAGCTTCTTCAAGTCTCCGTTGATGAGGTCTTCCATGGAGTAGGAGAGAAGAGCCTTCTGCATCATTTCAGCGAAATCGTCTGCAAAGTCCTGCGCTGACTTGCTCATATCCATAAGGTCTGATACGAAGCTATCCTTCATGCTGTCAAAGGAAATCTGCGTAAGGCTTTCCTTCAGCTTGTCTGATAGTTCATCCAGCTTGCCCGCTTGGTCTATGTAGTCATTCAGCTTTTCCGTCAGACGTCCGCCATAGTTGCCCTTACCAGTGTTCTCGATATGCTCCCAAATGGCAACGTTGCCACGGAGGAGCTTCATTTCCTCTGGGCTGAGGGAGAAGAGGTCGCCATTGAAGTCTGATTTGACGTTCTTCTTGATCCAATCCATCTCGTCACTACCGAAGCCGCCCCAATAAGCGTTCCATGAGTGGTGCGAACCATGATAGCTTGCCTGCGCCTTTGCGATGTCGAGGTAGTTCTGATTGGTCTCCTGCTGATTCTTGTAGGCTTGCTCGTAGTATGAGGTTGCCTTGGAGCCAAAGGAGTTTTCCATTGCATCAGTCAAATCCTCGATGGATTGCTGCAAGAGGGTATTTCTATCCGTCAGCCTTTCGATGGTATCATTGACTTTCTTTGCATTTCCATCTCCACCGAACAGACTATTAAAGCCACCGAATGAAAGCGTGTTGAGGATATGAGAAACGTTGTTCCCGATACTCTTCAATGGCTTCATAACGATGTCACCCGATAAAGCATCATCGAGGATGCCCGTTACTGCGCCAAAGACCGTGTCCATGAGGTTGCTGATGAGTGTTCCGAAGCCATCTTTCAGAATATCGAGGATGCCGAGTATTGCGGATATTATTTCACCTGCCATACCGCTATCCCCTAAAGCTTTCGTCAGAGATTTGGCTGCGTCACTATCTTTACCGAGCAACCCTTGGATGCCCTTTGCGAGCGTGTTAGCAACGTCCTTCTGCATGTTGCCGCCGAAAAGCTTGTCAAGCCCTAGGATAGAGTTTCCTATGCCTTTGAGTGACCCCGATGTAAGACCCTGCAAACCATTTTCAAGTTGCTGGAACTGAGAAACTGCCTTCTGTGCAGATGTCTGCAAGTCTGATGATGCCTTCTGAACTGATGAACCGAACTCCAAAACGTTGTTAGATGCGGTAGCAAGTACGCCCTGCGCTCTAGATAGGTTGGCTTCAGCCTTGTTGATACTTGTCTTGTCACCGCTCTTCTTAGCCTTAGCGAGGTCTTCCTGCGCCTTGGTGACAGCTTTTGTGGCTTCAATCTCTCGCTCCTGTGCATCAATATAGCCCTGCATTGCTGACTGATAGGAGTTGATGTCGTCAGAGACTTTCTTAAAGATGTCACTATTCCAGATGGTGGCAGAGCCTTGTAGCTTGGAGATAAGTTCCTGTATGGTCTTCTGCTCATTAACATCTGTTGTGCTCTTGGACAGCTCCTGCAACTTCTTTATTGTTGGTTCCAGTTGGTCCTTGAACATAGCGCCGAAGTCTCCGAAGACGCTTCCCCAATCGATGTTCTGTCTGATGGCATTTATCTCGATGGTTTGGAGGTCCTTCTTTCTCTGCTGCTGAAGAGAGAGCTTTTCGCCTTCCGTCTGAGCCTTGGCTATCTTCTCCTCATACTCCTCGGCAATGGCTTGTTTCTGCTGATAGAGTGAACCATACTCCTTCAAGTAGTCACGCATAGAGGTGAGGGCTTCCCTGTTGACCTCATCAAGCTTCTTGTTGTACTCTTGGGTAGCGAGGTCTCTAGCCTTATTGAGGGCATTGGACTGAGCAGAGGTAAGGGCTACTTTCTTGCCAGCTTCCTTGTTCTTCTTCTTGAACTCTGCTTCCTGCTTGTCAATCTCGGCTTTGCGCTTGGCATAGTCATTCTTGATTTCAGCAAGCTTCTTCTCCGTGCCTTCCTGCATGAGGGAGATAGTTTCATCTGTATTTTTCTGCTGCAAAGCCTTCAAGCGATTGTTTAAATCCTCCTGGACTTTGATAGCTTTGTTTCCTTCCTTGATGCGAGTCTTACGTGCCGTTGCTGCTGCCTTCGCTACCTTACCACTTACATCACCACCTAGCTTAGAGTAGGCATCCTTGGCTGCTTTCAAGTCTTGGGTGGCGGTTTCGTACTGAGTGGCGGTGTATTTGCTCTTATTTCTCTCCATAGCAGCAACCTTCTTCTTGGCTGCATTGTATTCGCGCTGCGCCTTGTTGTAAGCTTGCTGATAGGTTTCCGTAGAACCAGTGTTAGCCAACGCTTGTGCTCTTTTTTGGGCTTGGTTGAGGGATTGTTTGGCGGTGTTCCATTGAGCCCTAAAAATCAAAGGTATTGTCGTTGCGCCTGTGACCGCCCAATTCCTCTTCATAGCTAAAAGGTTGTTCAGAACCTTTATTTTCTCAGACTCCTGCATACGGAGATTCAGATCAGCAGGATTCTTCTTGATGTCTTCTCGAAGACCTGCTATCTCTTTCTGAGCCTTATTGATGAACGCATCCAATCTACTCTCACCTGTGGCGTAGTTGATGGTTTCGTTGGCAGCTTGCCAATCGTTGGCCAGATTGATTGCTTCGTCATAGAAGTCAAAGATTTCTTGACGTACACTTTCGTTCTCCTGTGCTTCTTGCAAGCGAACTTCGATAGGCTTTGCATTCTCGGCTGCTTGGTCTCGAAGTTGGATGATGTTGGAAAGCTTTTCTTCTGCTTGGTCAAGGTCTTCTTTGGCTTGGTTTATCTGTGATGAGATAGTGATGCCCCCTTGACCACCATTGGCTGCGTCTGCTCTGAGTTGCATTTGAAGCTCCTCAACCTTCTTTCGGTACTTCTCAACTTCCTCAACTGCCTTGTCGTACTTCAACTCATCCATGCTCTCGGCAACTTCCTTCTGCGTCTTAGCAAAATCGGCAGATGCTAGTTGAGCTTGTGAGTATTGCTCTGTTAACTGAGGTGCGAGGTTGGAGAGTTTTTGGTAAGCTTCTGCCTTCTCGTATTCTGTAGCTGTCTCAGACTGAATTGTTCTGATAAGGCTTTCGATATTCTGCTGACGTTCCTTGACCTTGTTATCAAACTCATCCCATGCTTCGTTTGATTTCCTTACTGCCGTTTCATGTGCTGTTTCTGCGGTAGCTAACTTGTATACGGCATAGGTTACTGCTGCGATGGTGGCAGCTATCCAAAAAAGAGGACTTGAGAACATAGAAGCATTCCATGCGTCCTGTGCCCTTTTGCAGAGAAGGGTGACCTGTGCCCATATTCCTTTGGCTGCGGTGTCTCTAGCGGTAGCTGCTGTATTCAAGCCTTGGGATGCGGTGTTAGCCGTATTGGCTGCTGTATTTGCTTCTGTGGCTGCGGTTGCAGCAGTTTCTCTAGCCGTTTGGAGTTGCTTTGCAATGGTGTTCCTTTCGTTAACGGCAGTGTTGAGTTTGATTTCTGCTGTCTCTACCTTCTGCCCATCTGTATAGGATTCCAGGGCATCGTAAGCATCTTGGAGTGATTGAACCTCGTTGTCCTGCATAGCAAGTTTGTTCTCCAATGCCTTCACTTCCTCTGCGGCTGCGGTGGCTGCGTCTGCCTTTGCTTTTGCCTGCGCCTGTAGTTCGGCAACGTAAGCCGCGACCTCTTCACGCTTAGATGCTACCAGCTCTGCCTGTGCTGCTGATAATTGACCTTTGGCTACTGCTTCTTCAAGGTCTGTCTTCTTTGCTTCTTCCTTCATAGGGAGCAAAGATTCAAGAGCTGACAACTCGGCTGCATATCCTGCATTTGTTGTTGCTGTGTCAAAGGCTGCTACACTAACTGCCATTGCCTTATAAAGACCGATGGCAGATGCGGCTGCAAGGATAACCTCACCTATCTCCTTCCAATGGTCGATAACCTTAGATGTGATATCCAAAGCATCATTCATCAAGCCTTCGGTCTGTGTGCCGAGGTCATTAATAGCCATTTCGATGGTGTCTTGGATATTGCTTATCTGTCCAGTAATAGAGTGAGATTGCTTTTCCATCAATCCACCGAACTTGCCGCCTTCATTGGTAAGACTTTCGATAGCCTTCTTAACTTCGGGGAAACCAACCTTACCTGCGGTCACCAATTCCGAAACCTTATCCTTGGTAACTCCGAACTGCTTGGCAAGCTCCTCCGTCAAAGGAATACCGCGACCTGTAAATTGCATCAAGTCTCTTGTGAACAATCGACCTTGCACCATCGTGGTACCATAGAGCCATGTGAGGTCCTGCAAGTTCAATCCCAATCCTGCTGATACGTCACCGAGCCTTCTCATGGTATCGGTAATCTCATTGGCTGCAAATCCGTATGCAAGGAGCTGCTTTGCGCCATTTACCACACCCTTCATGTCAAAAGGTGTAGAAGCAGCAAGGTTGGCGAGGTCCGAAATCATTTCCTTTGCCTTCTGCCCGCTACCGAGCATGGTTTCAAAGGCAATCTCAAACTGCTGAAACTCTCCTCGGACAGTACCCAGTGTGCTGATGATTTCCTTTGCCGTAAAGCCAGCGAAAGCCATCGATGCAACGGACTTGATGCGATTGAAAACATTCTCAATGCTCTGGCCCTGCTGCTCGACTGCTCTTGCTGTCTGTGATACTCCATCCTGCACCCCTCGAAAGGCTTTCAGTACGGATGAATTGTCACCTGTTATGTCAAACTTGATACTTGCCATTTTTTTATTCTGTCAATTACGTAAAGGTGCACCTCCTTACCCAAACCTTTATTCTTTACTTAATTCTTGTTAGTGTTGGAGGTTAAATTGGATTCTCTTCGCTCTGTCTGATCAGCTCCATGATGTCCTCTTTGTTATCTCCGCTGAAGACCTTTTCTGTTGCTGATGGAATGTGAGCCTTCTTTCTTTCCTCATCGGATAGATAGATGGAAGTTATCTTATCCTTCATCATAAGCGTGAGGTTGTTGTATGATATTTCCCACAGAACATAGTCAAGGGTCCATTTATATCTTTCGCAAGCTGCGTCAATGAGAGAGCCCCAAATGGTTCTGCCACCAAAGATATACTGATTACTGGAGTCTTTGGCTTGGTTTATCTTCTCCATGCGCTCTGCTTCCTTGTCTATTCCACATTCCGTGATGATGTCGTGAAGCTTGTTATCTGAGAGTATGGTGATGAGAAGGGTTGCTATGTCATCGTTATCACAGAACTTGAAGATGATGTTTTCCCTTGCCTTCAATATGCGTGAACTGAGCATATCGGATTTCTTCTGAAGAGTGTGGTAGGCTATTATCTTACAGCAAAGACTTCGATTCTCCTCTACTACACGGAGTGCTTCAATGAGGGGATTCAGCTTTAAGTTATCATCTTTGATACCTAGCTGCTTAATCAATGGAGCAGTCAAATACATCTTGCCTAAAGTCTGAGGGTAGATAAACAAATGCCTTCTACCTATCTGTATGCCTAGAGGTGTATCTGTTAACACCATGGCTATCTTAGCGCCAATTTCGATGTCATTCTTCATAAGCCAATAAAATTTGTTAGCACCCAAGGCAGGACTCGAACCTGCGTCTTTCAACCAGCATTTTAAAGACCAACTGGATTTCATGTGACGGACTTTGGTCTCGCTCTAACCAACTGAGCTACTTGGGTAGGTTGCCGACTGATAACCCTCAATCGGCTGAAGGGTGAGAAGAAATCAACGTATTGCCTTAGGGTTCACCTTCGACCTGTCCGTTTGTTGGAACGGTTACTTCTGTTTCTGTGTCTGTAGCACCTGCAGGATGCTTGAATGTAAGAACGTATTCGTCTGTCTTTCCCTTAGCCTTCTTGGCTGTGATGATGCGCCAACGGAACTGACAATATACGGTCTCACCCTTGCTGTTGGTGGTCTTTGCTACTTCGTCACCCTCTGGAACAAGAGCCTTGTGGGTGTACTGCATCAAAGCACCATCCGCTGAAGAATATGATTCCTCTACGCTGACGGTTGAATTGCCAATATAGCAGCCAGGGTTCTCTGCATCTTCCGGCTGAACAGCGATAGCGTAGTTTCCTTCGATAAGTCCATCAATGGTAGGGAA